ATGCTATCCAGCCAAGTTAAAACAGCTTCCCGTTTCTTCTGTGCCTTCAAGCATCCTGAACCAGCCTTCCAGTCGCCTTCCCATAATCCTTTGGCAATCTGGAATCCACCAGAGTCACCTAGCATCAGTGTGTTGGGATCACGACCTCGAACCATGTCCTCACTAGCGTCGGGCTTTGTGAGATCTAGGTTAGCATGGCCGCCGGAGTAAAGCGACCATTTATATGGGAACAGACCCTGTTGACTATTAAGCCAATTCATCTGTTCCATATCCGTTATGCCCTGCGGAAAGCGGGCAGGGTCTACATAATCATTGTTGACTCGTTGTTTGCCTACAAATGTGGCGTAGAAGCCACTAATAGCAGGCAAGAATACAGCATAGTCTTTTTGTTTACTGGTTAAATCATCCACGCCAAAATTTCACTTTACTTATTAATTTGTAGTCTGGAGCATAATGCTGTTTGATTTTTTCAAGATAAACAGGATTGTCTACTAGGTGTTTAAATATAGTTTTAAATATACTTCTACGAGTATCACCATCGAGACGATCTTCTGTGGTATGTTGAAAGTCATAATTTGCATATCTAGCGGCTCCGGGAATACCTTGGTTACGCAAGAACTGACTAAAGTGTAGTCGATAATCTTTATCACACCAAAAGAAAGTTGTTTTACTGGGATCTAACCCCTCAATAAAGTATACTTGTTTTTCTGTATGATCGTCAAATGTAATTTGTTCTATCAGCAGATCGTAAAATGCTTGAGTAAACTGACTAGTATCTATGTCACGGTGATATATTGTGAAGTATTCACATATACCACTAAGCCAACGCTCCACAGGATTTCGTAACACAACCATTACATGTTTGTGATGGAACTGATCCTGGTGATAATTATAAAATTCCCAGTGTTGATCCAGTAAATTATTTTTAGTCCACGAACTGGCATTCTTAGGTATGTTAACATACATAAGGTCGAGATTAGGCTTGCTCATGCAAGTACCGAATACATGACCTCTTGGTTCCCAGTATTGGTGGAAAGAAAATGGCATTACTTGGTCTGTGCTGGTAATGTATAGTTCCAAACAGCAACCCCAGAGTCCACAGTAATCTGTGCGGCACCCTCATCACTGATTCTAAATGCCTTGTCTCCGGGCAGGGCCAAGATAGCCATAACAGCCGAGACTGGCCATGACCATGCCTTGCTCAGTGTGCCTGTGACTCCGGCCTGGAACACAAAGTTACCAGCGTGACTGGCATGATCACCAAAGAAGAATTTCAAGTCGCCGTTTTCTGTTCGAGCAGTAAAAGTGGTTTCGTCACTGTTAGCACTGGCTTGAAAACGCAGGCGCTGAATGTTTTGTACAGTGGGCGCAAAGTCCACATTCCATTTAACTGGACGCATCTTTTGATTCTTTAACTTGTCGTTGATGATTTCCGCCGACATAAAACGATAATCGTTTTTAAAGTCGCCGGCTTTGTTTTCAAAGTGAATACCAACTGGAACCGACTCGCCGTTGCGATCTTGTTTGGTGATTGTGAGCTTGGCATCTTCCTTGTATTCTGGAATACCCAATATAGTGTTCAACTTGGCCAAGTTTGGCATACCAAAAGTGCCAACAAAGTCTGGGTGTGCGCCTTTAAATACTGCGTCCACCACAACTGTTTTGTCTTCGGCCAGAGCAATAACTCGAGTTTCGGCATCTGTGCCTGTGACCTTGACCAAGTCAATAGTGCCTAGTCCGTGTGTGTGCTGTACAATGTCTTTCAAATAGTCTTGCATTGAGTTTCTCCTGTTAATGTGTATTATAGATGATTGTATTTAGACCTGTCAACTTATTTGACAGTTTTTTCTTTGATGATGCCCAGAGCCTGATGTCCTTTTACAGTAAACAATTCTCCCGGTTTCTTGAGTTCAAGCCAACTAACAGCAGGCTCATAGTCTCGGGCATAAGTTATTTCAAAGCCTAATTGTTGACATACCGGCACCAACATACTTTTGGGAACATAACTCATAAAGTAGCTTTCAGCATAGGCCGCACCATCAGGCAAATCGCCGTTGTTGTAACTAAACATGAAAACACCACCTGGGCGCAGTAAATTGTAAACTTGTCGTAGTATTTTCTTAATTGAATCTAGACTTTTGTAATTAAAATGATTCCATGAAAACACAAGATTAAATTGTTTTTGTGGAAGTATGCCATACTCATCATTGGTAATTACATATGGTCGCATTCGGCGTTGATACTCTGCGGCATAATTACCTATGGTTGCATCCAGGAATTCTTGATGTTCGTCTGCCAAGTATAACGGATCGCTTGCCACTAAGAAGTTAGTCCATTCTCCATCTCTGCAACCGATTTCCAGTGCTGGGTATTTCCAAGACGAGTATAACGCAATTCTGCTTTCTATCTCTTGTTGTATTTGGCCGGGAATGTACATCACACGAACTTTACGAATACTGGCAGGACCGTCGTATTGCAGTTCTAGTTCGTAGTTGTCTAAAAAGAACAATGAGCTTTTGGCATTGATCTCTGCATTGATCTCATCAATGATTTGTTGTACACGCTCTGTGGGAGCCAATACCGCTGTGCGAATATCTCTATAGTCTTTGATCAACTCGTTGAGCATACCACTATACGTGTCAGATGCACCCTGGCTGGCCAGACCTATGTTTAATCGCAGGTTATCAACACTGGCCAGTACAGGGTCCAGAAAGAAAGATGCTTTTAGTCTTTCTCTTAGGGAAACAAGTTCACTTAATTTCATAATTGTATTACTCAAATGTAAATAGACTATCAAATGTTGATTTGGTGTCAGTGCTAGATAAAATATCCCAATCCAACACACCCAATAGGTTTTCTATCTTTTGATCTACAATACCTGTTTCCATCAAGTTCTGATCAAACGGCAAATCTTTAAACCATTGTGGTATGTGTGTTTCATCTGTGGGATAACCAACGCTGGTATAACCTAATGGATTATCTTTTAGTTTACACACAACAGTTTTCATTCCATCGATGATTTGCAACGAATAGTTATCCCCGTGCATCCTTCTCAGGTTGTTCCAGTTCATTGCGGCTCTTACATGTCCCGGCATGTTGGCTCGACCTAATCTAGCTTCTTCTGCTGTATATTTGGTTAAATTGTTTACACGCTTGGGAGTACCCTTTTCCCAGGCTGGTCTTTCTTGGAACGCATACTTGAATTCTTTAATTTTTTCAATTACTTTTTCTCTGGCATCATCGCTGGTTAGCACATCCATGAGAATTTCACTTAGGAACTCTTGTACAATTTTAGGAGTGTCACTGCGTTTCAAATCAAGTCCCATGGCTTTTACTTTGCCCGGTTTACCATTCACATCCAAGCGATTGTTTTCCATATCGTAGATCAATACAGCATAACGCTTCTTCTTGATAAACAGGCCTTTGCGAGCCACAAGCTCGCGACCACCCATGATGATTGCACCCATTTCTCGGGGGCAATGGCAGGCCCGTTCCATAAACCCCGGAAACGATTCGTTCACACCATCAGCGATGGTGTCGTACAGTTGTACAGCAATGTCTTTGTTCCATTCCATTGCACCTGCGGCTACTTCCGCTTGGACCGCTGGCCACGCTGTAAAGTATACCGAGTCTGTGTCGCCATAGATAATGCTCGAACCAACGTGGTCGTAGTTGCCTGTAATTGCTTGGTTAACTGTGGCGTCCATGTGCTTGGCAATGATCCTACCAGTAAGTGTCGTACTTTGGCCAATTCGTTGGTCAAAGAACCTGCAATGTGGGTTGAGGATAGCCCCGTAGAGCGAATTAAGATTGATCTTTTTAACGAGTTGGCGTTTATCCCAGAATGCTTTGTCTTCAGTAGCTTCTGCGGTTTTCTTTTTTGCTTGCATTTCTTGTCTTTCTGCATACCACCTTTCTAGCAGTCCGGGAATAATACCCTTCATGTCATATCTAAATATAGTACCATTGGCACTGAGTGTCCACGGCTGATTACCATTGAATATTAATCGCCAAACTTCAGCGGCACTATGAATTGTCTCTTCACCGCTTTCCCAATCTATGGTTATTTCTGCGCCAAGTTCATTGGCCATCACGGATTGATATTCCAAGGTACCAAACATGTTTTCCCACGCATCAGCAAAAGATGAACCTGCTGCCATCTTTTCCTTGATGTAGTGGTCGGTCATTGTGGTCCGGAGTTGACCAACGATGGTTTCTGGGCCCATGTTAAGGGCTCTAATAGCCGAGGGGTAGAGACTGTTGATGTCGATTGCGCCAATGTATTCATGGACGCCTTTTTTGGGATAAGCAACATAGGCACCTGCGGCTTGCGTTTCTCTTGGATCATCTTTGCTCTTTCTATTAGGAACAATCATACCACGCTGGTGAGCTTCATTAATGATAGCCTGCTCTGTTACTGCAACCGCACCCATTGTGGTTGGTAACAACACCGTGTTGTCGTGAGCAAGTTCATTGGCCAAGTCCAGGAAGCGAAGCTTCTTGTCCAGTTTGGCCAATAGCATGGTATCTTGTCTGTTATAGTCAATGAACTTGGGAAAGTCCTTGTTGTACAATTGATCCAGGGTGCCTTCGTAAGCAACCTTACTACCACATTCTTCATACTCACCAATTGCGTCTAGACTATAACTGTGTCGTTCCTCGTAGGTGTACTTGCGGTACAGTTGCATATAATCCATATGCACCCGACCAGCCAAGTCAAAAGTCAAATTTTCAGCACCAAAGCGTTCAAAGGTTCTTTGCTTGGGTAATTGTCCCCATAGACAAAAGCGTCTTGTATCATCCTTGCTGAGCACACGAGTGATACGCATCACAGTATAGGGAATATCAAAACCTTCCGAGTTCCATCCGCTAAGGATATCGGCATCTTCGATCAAGTCAAGGAATGTGTTTAACATATCCTCTTCTCTTTCAAACAAATAGCAATTGTCGTATCTGTTGCAAATCTCTTCGGCGGTTTCCCACGAATAGCTTTTTGGTGGAACTACAAGTGTTACTAACTTGTCCATCCAATCCAAGTATATAGATATTGCTGTCACAGGATTAAATGGGTCTTCGGGCTTTGAAAAGCCACGCTGGGGATCAAAGTCTACCTCAATGTCAAAAAATGCAGTCTGTAACTTGGGACTGTTTACACCCGAGTAGTTTCCTTCAAGGCAACGAAATATGGGATTGATATCACTTTCCCACAGTCTCTTACCTGAATTAATTTTCAACTCTTTTTGGAATTCTTTGCTGTTACGACTACTAAACCTGCTGACAGGGGTATCGTAAATTGTACGGAATTTGCCACGCGGATCATCATAGTAAAAAATATAATCAGCCGGGTACTCACGATATACTCGTTCTCCGTTGACTCGCTCAACTATGTGTATCCGATCTTTTGCTCTATCAAATAGAGCATCTACATAACTCATTCATCTGTCCTTTGTGTAACTTTGAGCTTACACAACTCTGCATGCCGTTTCAAGTCCGGCGAGACTAGTAACAATATTTATCTTCATTGAGTGAGCATACGCACAAGTCCAACGGTGTCGATAGTGACTAGCAGGATATAATTAGCCAGCATACCAAAGGAACGACGACTATAAGCGCACCAAGCATATATAGCACAACCTGTAATCCAAATTGGGTACATGGTGAGAAGGGGAGGATTAGGCACGGTGAGTGCCATGGTGATACTACACCCAATAGATATAGCCCAAGCTAAAACCTCAAAACAAAAACGAAGTCTATCGCTTTTATAATCTTCTCGGATCCAGTTAGCGGTTCCACTAAGGATGGCATTCATTACAGCCTTTTGCCAGCAACTTCAAGAATAGTGTTTAGTTCATCGTGATCACGATTTGTTTCGCCGAGCTTGGCCTTATGTGCAATACGGATTGCCTTCTTTAGTGTGGCCGGTTTGATTTCTAATTCTTCACCAATGGCCTTGATAGTTTCACTAAGACCAGTGTTGAGATCTTCAACTTCTTGCATGACCTGCATGCCTTCATTGATCAATTGTGTGAGTTTGATTTTGGCCTCGCCGTTGAAGCTACGATTATAGTCTGACATGTTTTCTCCTGATTAAAAAGTTATTATACACTAATTGCTAACAAATGCAACAAGTGTTATCCCCTAAATTTTTCTAATTGTAAAATACAAGACTCGGTTAGATCTGGATATTCGCTATGATATCCAATCCAATCTTTATCCCACAACAACGGTCTTTTAGTCGAAACATATGCGTTATCATCGTACACTGGTACACTTTCAATTTTAGTTTTATGAGTTCGGTATGTATCGTTACCATCTAGGTCGTAGATGTAATCTTTGGCCTGTTTTTTATGATTCTTCCTATCATTTCCGACATGATATGGTAAGTTACTGTAGCTCCATTGCTGAAATCGAGCTGTGTTAAAGAATGAATTTTCACAATAACTTTGTATATTTTCTCTAGTGGTTGCTGCCAATTCAGATCCATTGGTCTTTCTTCTAAAAAACGGACGCATAAGACTATATTGCCATTTAAAGTTTATGTAATGCCACCACCACCAATCGGCCACATTCTTAATACCGTCGGGGGCTACTTCTTCTAGATTAGCAGTAATTCTTTCCGAATACCATTTACCTATTCCGGGAACATTAAATTGAAGAACTGCTTCCTTGTTTCTTTCTTCGATTGTTTTTGCAATATAATCTAAATGATTTTTATATGATTCAAGGTGCTTACGATCATGCATTAATGATTCGTACATAGATATGCTAGGACCGAATAAACAATCTCCAGGATCTCCGTGTAGTATAATATTTTTTTCGAAAAACTCATTTGTAAAATTAACTGTTAACCAAGACACACAATTTATTTTTTTAGAAATTTGAGTTTGGAAAAAATTATAATTTTCCATAATGCTGTTTAATGTAAGAACCACTGTGACATTTTGTAAATCAGCGGCACTAAGATTTTTAATAAACGAAGACACAACTAAGGTACTATCAATACCACCCGACCACATGATCAGTATGCGTTTGTTTTGATCTTTGGCAATTTGATTTAATTCTATTGCTCTATGATCTACAATATCACTTAGACTATCTGTGATATGAATCAATGGTGGTAATTTAAATAATGGATCAGTTGGTGTATGCCATGGTGTTTCGAATGTGCCGGACCTGGCTCGTAAATCTGACACGGCCATTACAATATATCGTTGTGCCACCCAAAATCTACCCTTTGGGTTTCTAATTTTGGTATTGGGTTTTATCATGATACAGGAGTTATTCTTTATTAATTCAGTAACATCTACGGTCATAATTTTTCCTTTACCAACTCAGCGGTTAGATGATATGCTGTGGTAGAATAATCAATGGGATATTGATCTAACTCGTTAAAAAACCAATCGCTTATCTCTTCTACAGATTTGGTGTAGTTTGCGCTTAGTAATTTATTGAAAACAAATGATTTGTGTGCCTGACAACTGGGTATATGGTTAGTTAAACTATCAAACTCGAGTTTATACAATTCTTCAACAATCAAATTGTTACAACCAACTGTGTCTAAGAAATCTTTAGTGATTGTTAATAAGTCCAATTGGAAGTTTGTTAATTCTTTTTTCTCCATTAGAATTTTGATACTAAGCAATTCAGCTTCTACTATATTAAGAATCCATTGTAGTTTTCTTTCTATATCTGTGCCCATAGGCCTATGAGTTCTATCAAGCGGACGAACTTCAAACAAAAAATACCGACTTATCAATAGTTGTGTAAACTTTAATGCTTCTAAATTGGGTGAAGCCAATAGAATTTTGTTAGAAGCCTGGGCCGATAGCCCCCATTTTCGATTATCATTCATAGATGTATTATAACATAGTTTAAGTTGAAAAGCAAGATTAAAAATGCTCACTTCACCAAATGCTTGATGGGGCACGACTCCCACATTTGGAACCCAGCAGCCGGGTCACCCACGCAACCTAAGTCGCGGTCCTAAGGGTGTTCTTTTAACTTGACTAGGCCAAGCGATTTAAAAATATTTATATACATCCAGCCTATATCAAATTCATACCAGTTCTTAGAGAGGCGGGCACTCGCTGGGTCCAGGTGGTGGTTGTTGTGCAACTCTTCACCGCCAATAACAATACCCCAAGGCACAATATTACGACTATGATCTTTAGTTTCGCCATTTCTATATCCTATCCAATGACCCACACCGTTTATGACTCCTGCCGCCCAGAACGGAATCCATATCATTTGGATGCCCCACATCACGATGCCCCACCCGCCAAATATCAAGGTGTTTAACACAAGGAGAGTGCCAATGCCAAGTCTAGAGTGACGAGTGTATATGTTGTGCTCCATCCAATCAGCAGGAGTACCAGCACCGTATGTATTAACCATGTCCTTATCTTTGCTTGCTTCATGATATAATACTGCTCCTTTGAAGAATACTTGTCCAATTCCGTAAACATGGGGACTATGT